ATTATATAACCTCAAGCTAACTTTAGGTCAAGAGTATTTTTAAAAAATTTATCTTTTGTATTCTTTTTTATGTATATCGTTGCAACGCAATAGCATAACCCTCGACAGATAACTATAATTGAAACAGGCACTTACATAATTGCAAGTGCCTGTTTCATGGCTGAGCCGGCGGGATTCGAACCCACTATTTTAATCTTATTATGCCGATAAATACTGACTTTTATTTTTGACGTGTTGGATTTCGTGTTGGATTAATGTTGGATTAAGCACACAAACTTCTGAATGTGTTACCGCCTGCTATACCGTCGGCAGTCAAGCCGTGAGCCTGCTGATATGATTTAACTGCGGATTCTGTACCGTTACCATAGATGCCGTCAAAACCATTCGGATTATATCCATTGCAGATAAGCAATCCCTGCAAAACTTTGGTAAGATTACCTCTACAACCGTATGAGAGTACAACAATTGCATTATGAGTGCCCACACCGTAAATTCCGTCAACAACAAGGTTCATTCCAAACTGACGGTTAAGTTCTTCCTGCAACTTCATAACCAAATGTTTTTTCGTGTCAGGGCCATAGATACCGTCAACCGTTGTGCCTACCCAAGCCTGCACAGCTTTAATTCCGGAGTATTTCGGCGTTGTAATCGTTGTTGCTGAACTGCCCTTATAGTCAGCATTAAACACAATGTCGGTATCAACATTACCATTAATTCCGTTGACCTTTCCGCTGTCGGAACACTGCCAAATGTCGCAAGTACGGTATGGAGAGCCTGTTTCCCATTGAGCAAGCCAAATTGCATATTGCTTTTTTAATTTCTCATAGTTAAGAAAACTTGTAAACCAGCTTGCGCTTGCATACACTCCGGCTGAATAGCCGTTCACCTTGATGCATTCACAAAATGCTACTGCCATTGCTGTTAAGGTATCTTTGCCGAGTTTGGTTTGTGATGCAAGTTCAAGGTCATAAAACACCGGTAAATCAAGTTTTCTGCCGTTCAAGCAAAACAGGCAAGCACTTGCTTCCTTTTTCGCCTCGGCAACGCTGTACGCATACGAAAACCAATATACACCGACTTTCAGTCCTGCGGCCTTTGCTCTCTTATAATGTTCTTCAAACTGTGCGTCCTTTTGGTAAGTTTCCCGACCGAAACCGGCACGGATAATAACCGTGTCAATACCGTCAGCCTTGACCTTGTTGTAATCGACATTTGTCTGACAAAAGCTGACATCAATAGCAGTAACTTTCATTGTTATTCCTCTACTTTCTCATATGATTTGTGGAAAATATCAGGTTTACACGGGTACTTCTCACCGTTTACACCTGTGATAATGTAATCACCGATACTTGCCTTCATATCGCCTTCAAGGGTATGAATAATCATTTCTTTGTCGGTCTGATACGCTTCAATAATAACAGGTCTTTTACGATATTTACCCATAATTATTCCTCGCTTTCGTCTGTTTTGTTATATTTATAAGCTGACAAGCCGAGCAGAGCGCCTAAGAAGGTGTCAACGGCTGTGATAGTGCCTACAATCTGTTCGCCGTATGGCAAGCCCCAAATGCCTGCTACGGCAAAGTAAAGTGTACCGATTGCAGGCAGTACGATAAGAGCAATGTATTTAAGTACATCATAGATTTTGTTTGTCATTTTCATTATTATCATCCTTTCAATTTAAATCTTCCGCCGAATGTGCCGACTGGTTGAGGTACTTATCAATCTTATTGATAGCCTCGGTAACTCTGCCGTTACAACCCTGCTGTTTCAGACCATCAAGACACGCACGGAGTGCATACATTGTCAAGGTCTGCTCGCCTTTGATTTTTTTGATTTCAGCGTTCTGCTTTTTGTTGTTTTCGATAAATTTAAAAACACCAAATACAACACCGCCAATTAAAGCTAACGCAGATATGATTTCGGCAAGCTGTACAATATCAATCTTCATTGTTTACACCTCGCTTTCTGTCGGCTCGTCAATGGTTGGGTCTGTTCCCCACACCGCCATGACAGCGTTATAGTATTCATCAGACAGCACCGTTTTGAGCTGTTCTCTGCCCGATTTACTGTTCATGTATGCGTTGCGGATGTTTACGCCTACCTGCATTTCTTCACCGTTAAAGGTCAAAAACTGCTGTCTGAGTACCGACACGCTGTCCTTTGTGAGCATATCGAGTGTGATTTTTTCTTTAAGTTCCATAATTTTTACCTCCGTTATTTAATTTTGTACAAGCAAATCACATTAATTTGCTCGCCGTCTGCGAATGTATATGCGGTCTTATCCTGAGTCGAAAACTGTAGCCAAGTGTTATTTTTCGGAATGGCAAATTTAAAGAGCTTGCCAAGGTTTGAAATACCGACACAAAAAACATTGTCCTCGGAAATACATTTGTACGGCAAATCAATCAGCGGACACATGCTATTGCCGGCAAGAGATACTGCGTTCATTTTGACCGTTGCACTGACGATTACGATGTCACCAATCGTCTTATATGTACAGTTTGCACTTTTGATTTTATCCGCAACGGTTGAATAAGGTGTAAGTGTTGATGTTCCGCTTTCAATATTTGATGAATCGTATTTGGTTGCCAAGGCGGTTTTATCTGCTTTAACAAGCAGAGCGTTGTAAACTGCTCCGCTTGTGAGGTAACACGGGCTGTTATTTTTTGGTTCGCTGTCAAACGGCATTGAATTGAGCTTTTGGGCAAGTTTTTGGTCTGTTTTTTCCTTCGTATATGCGTCCGTAATTCCGTACCCTGCGAGTGTAGTACTTTTATCTGCTTTTTTCGCAAGATTTGCGTCAACCGTATTAAGCCTTTCAAAAACGGTATCTAAAGCGCGCACATGAGCATTTTTCATATTTATGGGCAAATAATCCACACTAATATAACCGTCTCCATCTTGACCTAAATTGTCAAAATTGCAACCAATAACATCTGCTTTCCATTCATTATTGGTCATTATAGTTCCCGTTCCTCTATTTGTTGACCTATAATTGGGTGTATCTGAGGCGGTTGCAAAGTATGTAAGGTATGGAACGCCAAAAGTTTCTAAATTTTCTTTGTAAACTTGATTATATCCGTTAAGACAATTGTTAATCAAAGCTCTGCCCGCATTAAAAAATTTAAAACCATATCGGGTGGAGTCTATCATGCATTGACTGAAAGTGGCAACACCGCCCCAGACAGTAAAAGAAGTGGAATGACTCATAATGTTTGTGTTGTATGCACACCACGCATGACACTTGTTAAAATGATTGTCCGCTCCCCCGGTTAAGAAACCGGATTCAAAATCTATAGAAATAGAGTCTGTCACATAGGTGTCAGCACAGCCGAGAAACAACATCGTTGAAAGAAGCCTTTCGTCACCCTTGACATAACCGCTTGTTATGATGTCTTTGGCAGCCTCACTTATGCCACTTCTCGTTCCGGAAATAAAGCTAAAAGTAGCTTCATTTCCGCCATAACTTCTGATTCCGTACAGCGCAGGATTTCTTACCATAATATGAGCGTAATTTGTTTTACCTTCATTTTCAATTTTAAGACCGTGTTTGGCGAGTCCGTTGCTGCAATCTATTATTAGTTTCTTAAACGAGCCGATATTGTATTTAGCGTCATTGCCTGATTTTATATTAACTGTAATAACCGAGTTCAAGCTCCACGATCCTGTTACTTTCGGCTCAGAGCCGTAATATGTTTCATCCTGTTTTTTGCAATTGTCAGATACTTTGATTGTTGAAAAATTGCCATCAAAATTTGCTCTATTAACATCATATCTAAGCGTGTTACTAATTAAATATGTTTTACTGTTGCCAAGTTTAATCGCTTGATTATTTATCCCGGCTTGACTAAACATTTGCTGCAGTGCGGCCGTATCGTCTGTTACTCCATCTCCCTTAGCGCCGAACATTTCAGGTGTAACATAGTTTTTTAACTGTTCCACGAGTTTTGAAATCTTATTGTAAAAGCCAAGAATTTTTTCATAAAGTCCAAAGCCTACAGTTTCACTCGGCAACATACCTTTCTGCCTGTTTATTCCTACAAGATTGGTATTGAGTGTTACTGTATTGCCACTGTCATCTGCATAACTACCGGTCAGGCTGAAATAGACTTTATCCCCCTCAATCTCTGACGGTATATCAAACACTGCGGTTTTATCCTCTGTCAAACTGACTGTGCTTTTTACAATATTATCTTTTTCGCTCATAAAGTTGCCAGTGACAAGAGAGCAATTGTCCCAGTCGGATTCCATAAAGTAGCATTTGATTTTAGTGTATTTCTTTTCACCGAGGACCGGATTAAATCCATTCCTGCGTTTCAGGGTATTTTTATATACTTCAAATTTTAGCGTATTCATAATGCCGCCCCCCAATCATTAATTACATTATATAGTTTTCTGCGAACTCAAAAAAGTTAAAACCCACACAAAAAGGACAGCGTTTCCGCTGCCCTCAATTTGTTTATTTTCTTTGTCGTTTTTTGATCTTATCCCGATATTTTCTGAGAGCTGATTTAAACTTGCTTTCTGAACTGTAAATGTTAAGCAACTGCCTGTACAATGTGTGTGTTGTATCGGCATCGTTGTTTTTGCTTGCCTCAATATACTTTTCAAATATCGGGTCTGTTCGGCTTGCACTCTGCATCAGCTTTTTCATTTGATTTTTGGTTTTACCTTTATGCTCCATAAGGTATTTTTCAACCTTTTCATAGTTCACAGTATCGCCGTTCTTCAAATATTCAAAAGCGTCAGTGTACTTATACATTAGAGTGTCATCGTTACCGGTAGAATTGAAAATACTTTCTTCTGATTTTTCATCATTGACAGATGATGACATTTTCTTCCACACATACTCTGCCCCCTGCTCCGTAAAGTCTTGGTTGTCCACAAGGTCAGATTTTGCGGCATCTTCGTCTGTTATGCCCTCTTTTTTCATATTAGCAATAATATTACTTATAACCTTGTCAGAGGCCTTAATAACATCATTCTTGCCGAATCCATAGGAAGAGACCTTGTTAATGAGGCTTTCATAAGTGTTAAGGTCACCGTTAGCTCTTGCTACTGCCGCCTTTTCAATGTCATCATTATTCTTTGATAATGCTTTTATGACTTTCTGCTCAAGCATATCACGAGCCTCTTTTTCGGTTTTACCCTTTGTATCCATTATTGTGTTGACATACAGCTGCTCGTAATATTGAGCTTTGTCGGCATCTCCGTCAATCGTAGCGTTAATCATCAACGGCACAAGCACAGTTGTGTTAATATTTCCTTTATTATCGGATATAATCTCGCCTCTGCCTTTTGTCAGGTCGGTAAAGTATGAGGTTAAGCTGAGGGCCATTCTCTTAATATTACTTGCCGGCAAGCCAAAACAATCGCCTAACAAAGTAGCTGCTAAGATATACTTGCCCTTTGAAATGTTTTCAATGAAATTATTAACATTTTCAAGGCTCATAGAGTCCAGCCCATAAAACGGTCTATCGTTGTCAATCATATGGGCAATGGCACTATATGCTGTATCGCCGAAAGTAAAAGTGCCGGCAAATGACTCCATGCTGTAATCAAGAACACTTTTGAAAATGTTTTCAGCTGTCACATTTCCCTTGTCATCTCTTTCATCGTCCCACTTATGCCACAGGAGCATATTAACTAATGTGGTTAAACCGCCTATAAGCAAAGCTGATTCTGTCGCCCCTATAAGCGATTTTGCGAATTTTTTCATTGCCACTTTTTTTGCGCTCTTATTTTCAGCAGATTTTGACAATTTATAGTCATTGCTTCTTGTACGGTATTCCATATAAGAATCAATTATAGTGTTGCCGATTGCCATTGTTTGGGAGCGAAAAGCATTCATCGAAAGAATTTTCAAGTAATTGTTTCTAATGAATTGTGGCTTTGATGTTACCATATTATTAGGCTGAGTTTCATCAACACATTTTTCAAATTGTCTGACAACTTCCTTGTAAAATGCATCGCTGCCTTTTTTTAGCTTCGTTGTTTGTTCAACATGTAACTCTGCCGCTTTAAGCAGGCAACCAACAACATATCTATCAACCTTGCCCATAATGTCCATTTTACTTTTTGTGCCGCCAACAACACCGGCTTCTCTGCTGAGTTCACCTACCACAGTTCCGTTACCCTCTGCTCTGTACCACAAATATGGAGTGTATTCGGCATATTTTTCAAGGTCAACCCGCCACATTCCGCCGGCTGATGCTGTTGCAACATTTTTTGTACCAAAATAAGCATTGGCTGTAGGAAATGCGGCAAACTGTTTTATCATTGCTCCGGGATTCAGCAGAAGTGCTGCACCCATATAGTTGCCTTGCATGCGAGTCAACAAGTTATTGTCAATTGTGTCCTTCGATTTTTGCAGGTCTCCCATGAGTTTATCAATGTAATGCTCTGCAGCCTTACCGTATTTATCCATTATAGCCTCATGCAAAGTAGTTCCGTTAATACTATTAGTATTTATCCAGTTATACACTTTTTTGAAGTTCTCAATTGGTGTCGTCAATCCGCACCATTCGGCAACAGAGTTGGTATGCCTGTTAAAGACTCTGAAAACATCGTCAATAACAATAGGAGCAGACGAGCTTTCTCGGCGTTTCACAAAACCTCTGCTTTTCATTCTAAGGTCATTAAACTCGGCAGAAAAGTCCTTTTCGTATGCCGCACCGTCACCGTACACAGAAATAGGGAAATAGTTCCTTACGGTAGCAATCAGCATACCATATTTTGACATGCTTACTTTGTTAATTTCCTGTTGAAGCTCGTTGTTAAGGACTTCGCTAATCGCTCCTGAAATTTCTCTGAGCATTTTATTACTCTCAACATATCTCTTGATGTGTTGTAAATCCTCGAAAGTAAATCTAATCTTGTGACTGTTTTCAGACTTAGCTTTTTCTCGTTTGCTATGATTTGGGCTATTAGCACTGTCCAAATCTGGGAGCACGGTATAATGATTAAGTCTGTCGGCAAGCAAATGTCGTCTGCCTGATGATTGTTGATCTGTAAGATAGATTGACATTATAATGCCCTGACTGACCTTAACTCTTTCGCCTGTTTCGGTATCTCTGAAATCAAATTCCTTAACATCATCCTTTTGTATTTTGGATAAATCTTTTTCGGAATACTGATAAGCAACACTTTGAACCTTGGTATAGGCTTTCTGCATTATTTTTTCGCGCTTAACATCTCCGTCATGCAAATTTTTAAAGAGTTTAGCAACAATGCTATCGTCATTATATCCGCTCAGAAATCTGCCGTATCTTACCGGGTCAAGGCTTGTTGCAACAAATCTATTGCTTAACTCTTTCATATCCGATAAAGCGGCATTGATTTTATTACCAACGGTGTTTTTACTCAATACATTGATTTTTACACCCTTGTTGTAATTTACATTTGAGACTTCATCAAGTGCTTTTGCCGCTGCACCTGCAATGGATTCTCTTTGACCGTTAACGATGATTTCTGTAGCTTGTGTTAAAGAGGCTTCAAGGGCTGTCATTGTGTCATAGAGCAATCTTAAATCAGATGAATCCAAATCGAAAATGTTTTTATATCCGACTTTGATGGGCTTGCCGTCGGCATCGTACTTTGTTTCACCGTTTTCGTCGGTTGCATATTCTGCAAATTGATCTGTAATTATTTCAAGCATTTTGGCTGTTTGCTCGTCGTATGCAATTGAGTTAATGTCAATGTATGAGTACTGCATACCTTCATGTGTGGATTTATCTTTGCCGGAAGATTCAGGTGCTAAAGACTTGTACTCTTCATACAAGTTTCTTACCTGTTCGCCGATTTCAGCGACATTGTTCCATGCTCCGAAATATTTCGGTATAGTTTTTTTAGCACCATTCTTATATTGTCCGGGGTCAGCAGACTCTTTAAAGCCTATTAATACATCAAGTATAGGTCTTTTGAGTGATTCGGGGATATTCTCGGTATTTTTTGACTTGGCGTCAAACTTTTTAGCCAATTTATCAAACTTTCTGCCGAGCATTTGCCTGTATTTTGTTTGCTCTTTCTTTTCGGCATATTGTGCCATAAGGGTATCTTTGTCGGTCTCAATAATGGCTTTTTGGTTTTTACTAAGTTCTTCAAACTCGTGGATTTTATCACGATACCTTTTGGCTTGTTCTGACTTTTTATCTTTCAGAGCATTATATCTTTTACGGTAAATTTCTTTTTGAGCATTATATTTTTCTTTTTGCTCTAAAAGTTTTGTCTTGTAATTCTCTACAGTTTTTGCGTTTAACGCAGTCTTTGCTTTTTCGGCCTGTCTCAATGCCTTGTTAATATCTCTAAGTTTTTTCTTATCAATATTATTTTGCATTACTGCCGCTTTACCTTGCTGTTTAAGATATTCGGCTGTAGTATCGAACGCCATTTGAATTGCCGCCGCATCAATTGTACTTTCACTCTGTATATTACCGCCATATGTTGCCACATACTGCGGTGTAAGCACATAATTCATAATATGGTCAAGCATACGATAACCGCTGTCGCTGTCCCAGTCAAAGCCGTCCTCTATCATAAGTGACCTGCCTCCGATATTTTCAAGGTGTGAGCCAATGTCCTCAATGTATGAACCAACTGCATTACCGTTAATGCCTTTTGCGTTATTCTCTAATTTGACATTGATTTTGCCAAACAAGGCTTTTTTGTATTTTCCGACACTACCATAGTTTTCCTTAATTGTGTCGATTGCGTTTTCGGGGATAAGCAGAGTTGTGCCTCTTAATTCGTCACGAATTTCTTTGGCCCACGCTTCGTGTTGTTCGTCAAGCTGTGTCGAGTATTGCAATGCTTCCCGACACATCAATACAAAACTTTCAAAGGCATCAGTAAAGTTTGACTTGTCATTCTGTACGGAATCAATGAATGTATTCAAGGCATCCACATACTCGGTAACAAGCGAGTCCGTTTCAGCATTAGGATTAATGTGGTAGCTTCTCATTACAGACTTGACCATGTTATAGATTTTCTTCTGCTCAGGCTTAATGCCCTTGCCGGCAAGCAAACCCTCTTTAACATTGCGGGCAGAATGATGATATATCTGCTCAATCGTCAATTCAGGGTTGTTTTTGTCAATTGCCTTATCAAAATCAATGTGCTGTTCGTCATTGCCGCTAAAATCAAATAAGTCATCATATTCATCGTCAATTGAAAAATTCAGTGTATCGTGTATTGCACCGGCTTTTTCATCTGTAAAATCATAATCCTCATCAAGACTGTAACGAATATCAGGGTTATTGCCGTCAAATGTTCCGATATTGTCTGTTGCAGATTTAACCTGAGTATTTTCAAATGCTATGAATGTTTTTGTGCTTCTTCCAAAACTGCCAACATCATTATTAACGATAACACCGTCATAATTGCTGTTTTTGAAATAATCATCTACCAAAGCTTTAGCGTTACGGCTTGCTTCATTAACCTTATTTTCCCATTCTTCCATAATTTCATCAAGTGCATCTCTTGATATAGATTTTTGGTACTCTTCTTCTGATATTTCACCGTTCTTTTTCGCATTCCACAGCTTTTGATATTCCTCGTTTTCTCTTTTCATCTCCTCGTTGAATTTAGCCTTGTATTTCTCATTAACGCTGTCTATCGCACTTTTAGCTTTCGTATATCCCTGTACATTCTTATCGTAAAATTTAACAAGTTCGCTTCTGTTGTTGACAGTGAGGGGATTTTTAATAGAAGCATACAACGGTATTTGAATATTTCCGCCAACTCCGATATCGTTGTTTGTCGGTTTCATAAATATACCCGTCGGCATTTCGCTGTCAAATTCTCCCGATCCTTTTTGTTTTGTATCAAAGGTTGTAAACTCTTTTTCTGTTTGGTGGTACAAAACAAGCGGTTCACCGTTGTTGTCTACCACTTTACTTGCTTTTGCAGGGCTATTCTGCCAATCACCGAACCATCTGATAAATTGCTTGCTTTGCGTGATTTTGTTGATTTTTCTGTTGACATTATCATCAATAGTGCGTATAATGGTGTTAGAACTCAAGTTGTTAAGCGTCCTGGGTAATTGGTACCCTGACCGCTTAAATATACTTTGAGTTCTTTTTTTGTCTAAATAATAAAATCCTATTTTTCCTGTTGTTTCTAAAGCAACAGCTTCTTTGATTAAATCATTGATGTTGTTTTTGTTAAAATAAGTTGATACAAGATTTACATCAATAATTGTATTGTTATACTTGCCCTCAAAATCAATAGAAATCGGCGCAATTACCTGTTCTCCGTTTACCGATAAATCAACTAATACAATAATTTTGTGCGCACTGTCCCTATTTGTTCTATTTATACTATTCCCAAAATCGGGATGTGCTATAATCATAAGCGGATTTGAGATTTTATTGTAAATATCTTTTACGGTATCAAAACCTAAATCGTGATAATTGGTGTTTTTATGATATCTTCCCTCACTTTTTGCTCTTGTATCTGATACTGCAACAGAATAAATATGCTTTTTAGTCATAGCAAGAGGTAATGGTGCTAATCCGATTTTTTGCAAAATATTAGGTGTAACACCCATAATTACGACATTATTACTGTTGTAGGTGTTTTTTTCAATCTCATCAACCTTCTTTTCAAATTCCGCTTGTACTATGTTGTCGGTACTTCCCATTGAATATTTCTCAACATCAATCTTCTCACCGTTCTGAACCTCTGTTTGTTCGGTAATATTTTCTCTTGCAGTGTCTGCTGCCTCAGAAAATCTTTGGGCGAGGTTTTCAAGAGCTTCAAGGTCTTTGGCAAAGGCTTTTGCTCCGTAGTTTGTGCTTTTGTCGATGAGCCAATCCTTTACTTTTGCAATCAAAGATTTAATTGCCGCTGCAATTTTTGATTTATTCTGCTTTGTGCTGAGGGCAATATTGAGAGCCTTTTCATCTGAGGCAATGCTCATAAGTGTGTCGCATACAATTTCTTCCAGTGCGGCATCTCTTGTGTTTTCGTGTTCATCGGCCTGCAGTCGGTTGCCGTACCTCTCAATAGTGCGGTCTATCGTCTTGTTAAGGTCAACACCCTTGCGTACAAGATAGTCTGACACAAAGTCACTCAATGTTCTCCATTCAGTCGGGTTGGTTTTCTTAATCATATGTCCGGCTTCATGTAAAGCTGTGGCAAGAATTTTCTGACTGCTGATTTCCGAACTAAGGATAATGTTGCCGTCTCTTGCAACACCGTTCACTCCGTCAGCAAGGCGGTCCGAGATAATAATGTTTCTGCCCGTCTTTGTCGCAAGGTTTCCGAGAGTGCTTATAAGCTCCTGCGAAATGTGTGATACATCCGTTCCGCTGTCTGCATACACGCCCACACCGCTTGTGTCTGCTCTGCCGTTGCGGTTGATTAACTCGGTCAGTCTGTTTGCGTGGTGCTGAGTAATTATATTAACATCTCTTCGTCCTGCACTCATAGCCTGTTTAATAATATTTTCGCCGAGAATACTATTGAGAATACGATAATTTGAGCTTTCGCCCTGTTTGAGCGTATCAAACTTAACGCCCTCTCTGCCGTAGTTGTATGCGGCTGAATAAGCATTATTATACTTATACAGCTGTTCTTCGTCACTCATTTTCTGCGCCTGCGGACTTTCGCTCCACTCTTCAAAGTTTGAAATATAGTTTCTTGCACCGTATGTATCAAATTCGTTTGCACTGTGAACAATTGTATCAAACTTGCTGTTTGAAAATGTTATACTGTCCGCATTAACCTGCTTGCCGTCATTTGTGTTGAACACAAGTGTATTTTCTTCATCACTGCGATTGATTTTAGCTGAGCTTTCAAGACTCTTTAGTGCCACCTTGACAACCTTGCCTGTTGAAGTGTCTGTTGCAATAATACCATTCGGGTGCTTCTTACCAAAAGCATATGCACCGTACATTTTGCCGATATCCTCTGTATCGGCTTTTTTTGTTGCATTTATTACAGTGTTTGCCTGTGCCTGTTCTGCGTTCTGCTGTCCGTTCTGAGCCGTGTTCTGCTGTGTAGGGTTCTGTTCGTTCTGAACATTAACAGTCTGATTGCCTTGCTCCTGTGTATTCTGCTTTTTAACCTGAGCTATTCTGTTTACAAGTTCGGGATTTTTGGCAACCTCTCTGTTGATAAGATACATAAGGTTACCGACATCTCCGGCACTGATTTTTCCCTCGTTATCCGTTTCAACGAGTTTTTGCATTTTTGTAGCATAGTTGTATGCACTATCGTTTTTGTCGGTTGCAAGACCTTGCCTGATGAGCAAATCAAGGTCAAAGTTTTCATCGGCCATAACAGCTTTACCGATTTGTGCGTTGCTCTCTTTATTTTGTGCCATATCAATTTTGGCACCTGCAAGATTGACACCTGCTGTAGCAAGGTTAAGCACACCGCCCGATATTGCTCCGCCGGCAAAATCAAGTCCGACATTTTTCCAAAAGTCCCAGCTTGCGGCATTCTCCGCCTCAGCCTCATTCATTCCCTGTTCCATATAATTTTTCTTTGAAAGGTTGTATGAAGATAGGTCCTTGTTAATTGCGTCATCCGTCAATCTGTTTGCAAGGTCGGTAAAGGCCTCTTCCGAGCCTTCAGTAAATGCACCTTTAAGCACATTACCAACGGCGGCTCGAAATGTGCTTTTTCCGCTTGCCTTAAATGCTGAAAGCTGTTCCAAAGATACCTTTTCAAAAAGGGTTTCTGCAATGCCTGCCGCAATACCTGTCTTGACTGCGTTGTCAATTGTACCGCCGTTTTTGATAACTTCATTTGCCGAACCGACACCGGCACTTGTGCCCATAATGCCGAGTGACAAAGCCTGTCCGCCCGGAACGGCATTAAGCGGTAACAAAGAGGCAAAGTCAGCCATACTCATTCCTGTGTTGTAAAGGAATGAACCGAAATCATTGTTAATGTTTTCTGACACTTTCGCACGCATAGCATCAGATATAGCCGTACCTGTTTCCTCGGGGTTAATATATCCGTCACCGCCGTTATATTTTTTATCAAGGTCGGTTGAGATATATTTGACTGCATCGGGAACAGCCCCTGTGAGCCTTACTCCAACGCTTTGAAGTGAGCCGAGAACAGGATGTTTGTCGGCATAATCTGTATATACTCTTGTAGTTTCCGCTGCACTTTCGGCATCTCGTTCTCTCTTGTACCATTTATATAGGGATTCGGTATCATAACCTTCTTTTTTCAGATTATTGAAATCCTTTACAATCTGATTGCGTTCTTTTCCTGATAGTTTGTTTATGTAGTTGTAGTCATCAAGAATAACCTGATTTTTAACGCCATCAGTATTTTCTTCACTTCTGACTAAACTTTGATTACTGCTGTATTCCTGCAAAGCATAATATTTCTGCAAAACAGTTTTGAGTATAACATTCTTATCAACTATATCGTCGTACTCTTTTTTCTTCTGTTCAGAGAGTTTTGCGTTGTCGATTGCAGTTTTTAATTTTCCCTGTTCATCTTCAATTGCTTTAAGCCGGTTATATGCCTGTTCTTCATCTCTCTGATTCCACAAGCTGTTAGCTTCTTTATTAAGCTGATTATTATAATCTTCCAGCTCCTTACTTGATGAATTATCATACATATGCTTGTTCAGCCAGTCAAGCTCTTCTGTTGTTGCGTGTATGCGTGCATTTTTCCTCTGTTCAAGCGTAGAGTTTTTGTATTTATCTGAAAACTTTTGTTCTTTCTCTGCCTGTTCTGCAAGTTTTGCGTTTTCAGCTTCTGCGGTTTCAGCGTTCTGCTGATTTATTTTTGCTTGATTGTTGACTTTTTCTGCGATTGCATTATATTCCTTTTCTATGGCTTTCGCTGTCTTGATGTCGTTATTTTTAATGGCGGTATTGTAATCGTCAGAAAGAGCTTTGACTTTATCTTCTAAAGGCTTATTTGGATTTTTGATGGTTGCTTCAAAGTCTGATTGAGCTTTCTGAAAATCAAAAGAGTTGTTTTGACCGTTTTTATTTTTTATGCCGGAGTCTTTTATTGTATCAATATTTGTTTTCGGCAAACCGAGAAATGGTTCGCTATTTTTTGATGAATTTTTATTACCAGTTTTAACAGCAGTACTACTTGTGCCGTTTGGTAATTCGTGTTGATGCTGAAATACTTCCTGCTGAATCCATTCGTTGTAAGATGCAATCTGTACTTTACCTTTATCATTTATCATTCTGTAAGGAGCAGAGGTATGCTGAATATAATTATCAGAACGATCAATACCGTTGTGATAAAAGTTTCCGCTGATCTTTCCGGCTTTAAAATCTCTTAAATCGTCGCCTGCTGTTCTTTTTCTTTGCTGTGCCATATATACAGTCCTCACTTTTTCTTCTTATTTATCGGTAGTTCGTTCCACTCTTTTTCCGATAAATATTTTGTTTTTCCTTTTTCGTCCGTAGTAACTCTTGAAGTTGACGTTTGAAAATAATCAGTGTTTTTACCGATACTCATTGAGTTCGGACCGCCGTAGTGGTCATCATTAAGCGTTCCGCCGTTTTTGCTCATCCTGTCAAGCGTGCTTGTCAGGTCAGCTGTGCTGACATTGAGCTTTTCTGCAATATAATCCATTTCGTCGAGCGTGATGTAGCCGTTATAATAGCCCTGTGCAAGCTGACCGACCTTGTAGTCATACTTAGCCTTCTTGAGGTCATAGGCATCAACGAACTTATCATATGCCGCTTTAAATCGACGCTTATCTTCTTTGTCCTGTGCTTTTTTAGTTGCCTTTTCTGCCGCTGTCTGAGCTTTAACATAAGCAGTGTAAGCCGCCTTATTTCTTTCATACTCAATCTTCTGAGCGTTTTCTCTTTCAGCCTGTGCGTTCTGTGCCAGCTGATTTGCGCTTACCGTGTCATACAAATAGCGTTGACTGTCTGCTGCTCTTGCTGATGAGAGATTATTTACTGCTCCATTAAGTTTGGTGGAATAAACATCATTGTTAGCGTTGTCAAGGTTTGTGTCTGCCTGTCTGTCGGTTGAGTACCTGCTTGCAAGAAGATTAAGATAGTTCTTGTAGTCTCCTACCGTGTCACGATTACGGCTGTAATCCGTACCCTCAAGCGTGTTATAGAGGTTAAGCACATTTGCGTTTTTCTCCTGTTTCGCCTGATAGTCCTGTTGTGCAAGCCCCTTAAATGTACTCTCTGCGTCGCTAATATTGCCCATACGGTCATTGTAAACCTCATCTGCGACTGTATCAGCATAGGTAGGATTGTAACCGCCTGCAAGCTGATTAGCTGTGTTACGGCTCGTGTCTCGTGCCATAGCGGCATTCTGCGCAAATTCCTTGCGGTACTGCTGATATGCTTTATCCTGCATTGGGTCATACTCAAAGCCCCTGCCGGTCAGATAGTTACTTATGGCGTCATCTAACTTACCGCTGTAAGTGCTTTTATAGTTGTCAGCCTGTCCTGTCGCTGCTGATTCTGCACCCGCAAGAGCGGCGGCACTCTGCTTAGTGTCACCGCTCACCGTCTGACTCGGAACTTCATTCATAAGGTCATTATAAATTTTCTCTTCGCTGTTCACACTCAATTTGCTCACCTCACTTTATTTTTACCTGACTGTTCAGATAATTGTAATAAGCGTCTGACTGTCTGCGCTGACTATCAATGCTTGACCTTGTGTCGGCACTCAATGTGTTGTGTTCATACTGTGCCTCGGCAAGACTTCTGATATCTGAAAGATTACTCTGTGCCGCTGACATTTGTGTCTGCCAGTGCGCCAGTTCATTCTGAAAGTTGCTCATATCAAGTCCTTTGGATGTGCCGTACTTATTTTCATAGAAATTCATAAAGTCGTAATCATCCGTTACGCTGTCTCTGTATCTCTGATACTGCGTGTTATCAAGATTCTGCAATACACCGATTCTGTTCAGCGTATCTTCCTGCTGTTGCTGATAACTCTTGTAGGCTTCATTTTTAAGTGTTGGAACCTTATTTGCAAGCTCGTCCATATACTCACCGAATGCCTTTTGACCTGCAGCCTGTGAATAAGTGTTGCTGTAACCGCCTGTGTTGCCGGCATAACTTCCCTGCACATTCTCCTGTGTAACCTTGCCCTCACGGGTATATTTTTCTTTCGCCTTTTGATATTCAGTAGAATTTTCGGGTGTCCAGTCAAATTTATTTTTTTGGTATTGATTGGCAAGCTCGTCAATTGTACCCTTGTACTTGCTCGTATATCCCTTATTGATTTTGTCGGTGTATGAGTTTGCGTAATTATCAGCCTGCTGACGAGCCTGTCTTGTGTCGTAGCTGTCAGCATATGTCGGAGCTGATGAGGCAACACGGTTGTAGTTATTAACCGCATTGTCAACATCGCCTGTTCCATAAACCTTGTATGTATAAGCCATTATTTTTCACTTCCTTTTTGTCCGATTGCAGAAAGAAAATCATCTGTTATGTTGTCGCTGTCAATGTTGCTGAGCACGAAAGCCAGCTGTTCGTACATATCGTTTAGATAGTTCCGCATCTCACCTATGTCATTTGTTGAAGGGGGCGGATCAAGTTTAAATGTTGCCACGCTTATCACTTCCTCTGCTGTGCTCCATGTCAATTCCGTATATTTCGACCTGTCCCGTTCCTACAAGTTTAAGCCGTAAATATTCCGCTCTGCGTAAAGCTACGGCGAATACTCTCGGCTTTTTCTCGCTGTAAAGCATTTCCGATACTTTCTTCCATTCGCCGTTATCCTTATACTGTACAAACAAGCTGACTTTTGCTCCCTTTTCAGCCTTAATGCCGATTCGGATTTTTCCGATATTCTTCACATTAAATTCGCTGTCGTAAAGGTCACCTGTTTCAGCAGACCATTCAAAGTAATCTTCCTGTTGATACTTATATTTCGTGTTGTCAACAAGAAGATTGTCCGCTTTATCAGGACACATAATGTTTTCTTTGGTATCATCAAGCCAATACAGCACCCCGTTGTATGTGGTGCAGTCAATCATCTTTGTGTCATCTTCCTTATGCCACAAGCCTTTGTCGGTGTCGTAAACAAAAAGTTCCTGTTCTCCGTCATCTCTTTCTGCGGAGATATAATACTTATTTCCGTGCCGACCGCCGACTGCGTTCTTATAAGTATGCCCCCATAAAGATTCTTCGCTGATGAGAGCCGGCAGGCTACCGCTCTGATAAGCATATACACCGTTATGGCCCAAATAAAACAAGGTTGAGTTAATGTTTATTAGGCTCTTTTCGCTTCCAATTTCAACACCGGGAACATTGTATTCTGCAAGGGTAAAGTTACTCGGCTTTGTTCCGTAAATTTTCAGAGCGTAGTTTTCTTTGAAGAAAATAACGTTGTCGCCCCGTGTTGCAATGCCTGTAAACTTTCCTTCTTTACCGCAGGTCATCGCCCAGCTGTCTGTACTGATTCCGTCACTGTATGCTTGCCAGTTGCGCTCATCACCTTGTTTACAACAATAAATTTCGTTGTTTTCCGAAGAGCAACACCACAAGCGGTTTTGCATTTCCACGATTTTTCCCTCGTCAAAATCGGGAGAGATTCTTTCAACTGTGACCGTACCTGTGTACGGCACGCTTGATTCCAATTCGCACTTGATTACAAGCTCATTTTTTGAAACGTAATAAACCTTGAAAGTTTTCCCGTTAAGGTTTTCTATATAGCTCTTATCGGCGTAGCTTTCGGCATCTGTGCTGACAAGAGAGTTAGTTAATCCGCTGATCTTAACAAAATCTCCAGCTTCAATATGCAATCCAATGTTTTTGGCTCTTATTGTCGTATAGCTAAACTTCTGAGACAACTTTTTGAATTTCAAAAGCCTATTCTTTTTATATGTGCTGTCCTTCTTTTCAATTCCGATAACAGAATAAAAGTTGTTATAACTTTCAATTACCATGCCTATCCTAATATCATTTAAGCTGAATATATCAACCATGTCTTTATTACTTGTCAACTGATATTTGGTGTCAGTTAAATCGTTGCTGGTATATAAAGTTACGCTCGGTCGATAATTCTTGTTCGCACTTGCGTCATAATGTGACCGTGTAATTGAACAAAACAAATATGCATAATCATATGTCAAGGCATCAAGTTGCAGATTGCTCTTTGTTTCGATTTGTGTGCTCAAATCTTTGTTTTGGCAATCAATCATAGTCACCCTTTGGTCGCTCATATTAACTGATAATTTCTCGGGGAATACAACTACTTTATTGCCGTATAAAACAATATGGTGCTGCTTGACCGCATCAATCTCATCAATCTTTGTAACCTCTGCCCCGATATGCAGATTTTTGTCTGAGTCAATATAAATCAAACCTGAGTTAGCCGACAACAGATTTGAAATGATTTTGATTTTGTCATCGGAAGTAATTCGGGAACGGTTTGCTCTCGGTGCAAGCTGTGGGTATTTATCAGAAGTCATATTTTTAAAATCCTTGAACTCTGTGTAAATGCTGCTTGACGAGCTCGAAATCCTTGAAAAGCCTGTGTTTGGACTTCTGTTTAATCCTCTGAATACACTGATACTTGTTGTATCTCTCCTCGGTATATTTAATTCGGGTAGCATATTGTCACCTCTTAACCAATATGAAAGTTATATCGTTTCTTTTGCGGGTGTGTTCTGAACCAAAACGCTCCAAAATCCTGCCTCAGCTGATTATATACGCTCATATCAACGGAATATCTTTCAGCCTCTTCGTAGTCCCTGTCAATCTGTGCCGCACAATAGGCCTCGTATATACGGTCATACGGAGCCGGCACAAGCAGTTCAAACCCTCTGTCTGTATCAAGCTGATAGTTACCGTATGTGCCTACAATCTCGTTATCACCTTCGCGATTACTTATTACATTGCTGATGATTTCCATTTCGGCCTCGTTAATGTAGCTTATAATGTCCTCATCGGACACATCATATCCGCTTTTAAATTTTCGCACTCTTTCAATTACCTTATCAAGTGTCATATAATCACCTCTCTAATATCTGTGTACGCAAAAAGGCGGAAGCTACCGCCCCCGCCCTTCTGCGAATTTTCTGTAAGGAGTACAATTTATTCCTTGATATCAAATTAGATTCTGCCCTCGGCAATAGCCTGCTGGGCAATCTCGGCAGCCTTATCCTGCACGCCCTGCGCGAATTCAGCCTGCTTAATTGAGTTGTCAATAATCTCCGCAACCTTGCGTGGAATGTTCGTTTTAACACCTCTCGGAACAGTGTACTGCACACCGTTGATATTGACCTCAATATTCTTGTTTGACTTCATCGAACCTGTAGGAGCGATGTACTCAACAAGTTCTTCACTTTCCTTGTTTGCCTTTTCAATCAGCTTTGCAAGTTCCTTGTCCTGCTTGATTTTTTCCGCCTTGCGGTCGATTGGCATACTCTTCTTGATTTCCTGCAACTCGTCATACATTCCAAGGAGCTTATCAAGCTGAGATTTTTCGATTGTTACAGTTGTTGCAGTATCGGCAGTAGTTTCCGCTGCCGATACTTCTGTATTCTCTGCCGTCTCTGCGGCTTTCTTTGTTGTTGCCATAGGTTATATACCTCCCGATTATGCTACAGCCGGAGAAGCTGTCTGTGCTACTGTGTTGAGAGATGAGGCTGATTCGATACGAACCATTCTTGTCTGACCGATAATGCCTACACCGTGAGTTGTTTTCCAGCCCTGTGTTGCTCTCTGGTCGAGTGGGTCAGATGTACCGCCTGAGCCAAAGCCCTTAACGATTGTCTGAGTGCCTTCGCCCTCAATCTCAACAGTAACATAAGCATCTTTACCGAACACAAGCGTTGAATACACATCAATCTTGCTTGCGCCCGCACCCTTGAACACTTTCGCAAAGTTCGACTGTACAAACTTAACATTACCGATTGTACCGATTTCACCCTTGAAGATTTTATCAGCGTGAGCATACTTAACTACGCTGATGAAATCCTTGTTGCTGATAATGTCGTACTTAACATTCGGGTGTACAACAGCGACATAGTTCTCGCCGATAGGCTCAGCGTTCTGACATTCGAGATAGTTCAGCGCTCTGAAAATGGTGTCAACAGTGAGCTTACTGTTTGTCGTAATTGCCGCACGGCTTGCAACCTCTGTAACCGCACCGTCAGAACCTACAGCCGGTGCATAGATTACGCTTGTTCCGGCATTAAGAGCCTCACGGTCAATCTCTTCAATTGAGCGTCCTGCCTGTGAAGCAAGCTCCTCACTGTCCTTGGTCATAACATCATCACGACTGCAAAAACTTGCCCAGTCTGTGATAGGTGTATATGCGCCGTACTGGTTCACGGCAATCTCGACATAGTAAAAACTCATCTTGTTACCGACAGGAGTAATACCTTCCTGCAACGGTGTTGTAACGGTCGGGTATGGTGAAATACCTCTCTTGTTGTAGATGTTGCCCGACTGCTTCGGAATTGTGTCATGCTCACCAAACTGACCGTGAACGCATTTCGCTGTCAGGTTTTTGAGGAATACTTTGTGATAGAATGTAGCCTTTTCGGGAGTCCAATCATTTCCCGAGGTTGATGTTGTGTTGCCGTAAGCATTGTAAACATAACCGTTTGACTTGTTTACACCGCCTGCGTCAACCGTGTTGCCGTGGATATTGATAATAAGCTTAATAATCTTGCTTTTCATATGTACCTTCCTTTTTTCGGCAAGGCATTAGAGGTGTGCCTCGCCTCGTCTCACTTTCTCGTAAAAGGCATCAAATTCAGCGTCAGACATATCTTCCACGCTTTTTCTCTGCGTGGTTGTACCGCTTTTCTTGACCGCATTTTCGGTTGGTCTCCTTGCGCCACTCTGAATTGACTGTGCCGCCGCACTGATTGCGGCAGAGCTTGAACGCTTTACAAGGTCTTTCTGCAATTCATCAAAATGCGCCATTTTATAAGCAGTCGTCAAATCGTAAATTTCATCATTACGACCTGTCTTTTCGTTCTGTTCATTCCTCTGTTGAGCAATAAAGTCAAGAGCTGTGCGAAATGCGGGATTCTGAAATTCCTCTTCAAGGTTGAAGTTTGGAAATTCTTTCATCGTTTCCGCTGCAATTGACCTTAAATGCGTGTCAAGCTCTCTTGCGGCTTTTTCTCTTCGGAGGGTTTCAAGTTCTTCTTCCTGTGCATTTGTTTTCTGCTGATTGAAAAAGTCGTTGCGTGCCTCTTCTGTTGTCACTCCGGCGGCAAGAGCCTTTTCCGCAAACAAATCCTTATCCTCTGTTACGGCTTTGAGGAGACCGTCAAGGTCATCGGGCTGTACATTGTACTTGTTTGCGATAAGGGCAAAAATCTGATTGCCGGTATTTTCTTTTTTTTGCATATCTGAAATCTGCTTGTTTTTGGTTGACATTCTGTCCTTAAACAAAGACTGCGCTCTGTTCTGATACACATTTTTGAATTTACCTTTAATCAGCTTTTCAAACTCTTCTTCTAAGTTTTCTTCGTCGTCTGTGTCTGTGCTGTTGTTTTCGCCTTCTGCGTTATTATTCTGATTCTGATTGCCGTTGCCGAAAGCCTTATTGTAATCGTCGATAAGGTCGTCACCTATGCCGATTCTCTCTGCTCTCTCTCTCGTTTCACGGCTTATGTTGTTGTTTTCGGTGCTTGTGGCTTCACCGTGCTCACCGTTTCCGTCTCCGCCGTCAGCTGCGCCTGCTGAGTCGCCGTCATGCAGATTTACGATAAGACTTAAAAATTTGTCGTTCATAAGAACCTCATTTCTCGCGTCTATCCGCGGTGTCTCTCTCGTCTTTCCGAGGTGTCAGGTCTTAATGCAGTCCCACTACTGCGACCTTATATTTTAATTATATCAACCTTAATTTTTCAAAAAAAGTTAAAAGTCTTGTTGATTTTAAACTTTATTTCGGGTTGCCGTCATCATATTTAAGCTTTATTTCATCCGGATAATTCTCGGCATAAAGTTCAAATCCCGTCCATAGTGCTTTAATGCCGTGTCGGACTTCGGCATCTGAGCTGACAATATAAAACTCTGATTCTGTGTGACCTTGCTCATACTTTTCGTTGACTATCGTCACATTGTTTTCGTCCTGCATTTCACGCACGTATTGCAAAAATGTAGAACATAACGCACTCACGGCAACACACACATCATGTGAGCCGTGTCCTTTGCTTTCAAAATATATCTGACTTCCGCAGTCAATCAATGTTATTTCAATCACATTGCCGCCTCGCTTTCTGTCTGTGGCGGTGTCTGCTGTGCGGTCTGTGCGTTTTCACTCGGCATAGTATTCTGCACATCTGCCGCTGTTCTGCTTGCGTTCATTGCTTCCAACATCTGTACCTTGTTTGAAAGCTCCTGCACCGCCTGTGACAAGGTCTGATTCTGCTTGATTTTCTCAATCAGTTTTTCTTTGCCCTCAAATGTCATTCCGTCAAGCATTACAAGCGTGGCATCAGCCGCCTGCGGATTGAATGCACCCATCTGGAACAGATTCATCATCATTTCATTTTGTGCGGCAGTTGCAAACGGGCTTGCCTTTTGCGCCTTCACGTCAATATCGAAAATCGGCAGTCGTTCAAGTATGTTGCCGTCCTCATCGGTATAATTTATAACCTGTCCGTCTGTGTCTGTATAGGTCAACGGCTGTTTTCTGAGGTCTGTATTGTCAAACTCCTCATATGTAGTCTGATTGTTTTCGCCTGTAATTCTAAAAATTCTTGGAAGATTATAGAACTGCCTCATCAGTTCAATTTCCAACTGTGCAAGCTCCGTCATTGCTTCCTGTGCCAGCTTGTTGGAGTCACGGCTTACCTTTCCGCCTGCTTCCTGCAATGCCGCAATTGCCGAACCGCTTGTAACACCTGCCGCACTTGCCCCATTACTTGCGTCATTCGTAGCAGAGGTTTCTTTGATTTCATTCGACAATCTGTCGTACAAGCTCCATGCACCCGAGGCAAGCTCTTTTGATTCAACCGGTGCAATGTTACCCTGCAACTGTCCGTTGACCTCAATTACCGTTTTGTCAAGGTCGGTCATATCATCATTGTTCACTCCGACAGCTGTATTTGAGTAAATTCTCGGCTGTGAATTGACTTTGATATTCACAAGCATATCGTGTTTAAGTTCATCAAGCTGATTTTGCGGTGCTCTGACTACATCCATAAATCCGAAGCCCACGGGAGTATCACGCAGTCTGAACATCGGTTCAAGCACAAACGGATATTTTCCGTGATTGTAAATCGGCTTGCCCTCATTTTCAGATGAGTAGAGAATGTGTTCACCTACAAATTTACATAAATGCAGTTCGCCGTTTTTCTTGTAGTACCAGTCAAGCAGTATAACTTTATCATTTGACTTGTTGCTGTTGTCATAGGTTTCATGCTCAACCAAACCGAGTGAGGCAGTCGAAACGCTTTCAAGCTCGGGATATACCTTTCTGATTCCTTCTTCATCGTAATATCGGGCAAAGAATACATTCGCACTGTCCTGTATGTTTTCAATATGCGGCTCCCAAAAAAGATTGAGAATATCAACTCGGCTGATAGCAATATCACCCAGTCCGTTTTCTGCGGTCTTGTCCCACAATACTGCGTAACAACCGCAACCGCCGACAAACTTGTCAAGCTGTTCATCAGAGTAGGTCCTTATAAATCCGTTGCGTTTGTGTATGCACGGTATTACGCTGTTGAGTGTTTTAGCCGCCTGTTCATCGTCCTGTGCTCTCGGCAGACAAATGATTTCGGGGTAGTTATCCATTGCATCAGCGTGCTTGTTCATTATGACATTAAGTGCCTGAGCGCCTTTGCGTTTCGGTATAAGCACCTTTCGCGGTCTGCCTTTATCGTCCGTTTTAATCTGCGGTGCAGTCGCCTCTGTGTAAAGCAAGTTATATTCTCTGAAAGCCTGCTTAAATCTTTCATCATACTGTTTTTTGCTGTTCTGATACTTCCTGAAAGTCTGCATAGCCTCGTGGATTTCGTCAAGTCCTATCGGCTTGCCGCTGCTCTCGTTCTCTTTTTCTGCCTGTTCGGCTGATTTCGGCTCTTCTTCGGTTTTATTGCCTTTGCCGTAAACATTGCTCAGTTTTGATTTTTCCGAGGTCAGAGCTGGATATGTGCTTTTAACAGGCATAATCATTCCGTTTTCGTCTCGTTTTACTTCGCTCATTTTGGTAATCTCCTATCTGTTGTAATATCGTGTCTGACTTATGTTCAATGGATCAAATGCCCTTGCATTTCTCAGTACAACTTCTTTTGGTGTAATTATCGAGGTCATAAAGCCGTATCGCTGTTCGTCATAAATATGATCTTCGCCCTCAGTGTCAATATCTTCGGTGTCTATCTGCGAATACACAAGGTTCGGAATTGTTCTGATGAAGTTAGTGCAGGTATTAAAACACTGAAACATCGGATAGCCTTCCTCATCAAAGGCAAGCCGTGAATGAAACTGCATTTTTCCGGCAATTCTCGCATTATCGCCCTTGTTCCAAAACACACCCAACTGTGCATGCGTTGCGGCTTGACTTTTTCCGCTGCCCTGCTCCGCAAATATAGCCGGATCAGCAACACCATAAACCTGTCTGCCCTTAATCTGAGGGTCATTATTTTCAATTGCAAGGATTTCCTGTGCAACTTTTTCGATTGGCCAGCGTACACCCGTGTTTGGCTGATTCTTCTTACAGCCGTATAGTTCTCTTATGCGGTAAAATCTGCCGTCTTGGTCAACGGCAGTCCAACCGACTGAAAACGGTCTTGTATATCCCCAGTCATACGAGCGTATTATTCTCCAACTTTGCGGAATTTTGAACGGCTCAATAACATGAGTCCACCGTCTGTCCTTGTAATGCTCTCTATTGTCAATCCACTCAGTAAACACCTGTCCCTCAAAACTATCCCACGAGCCGTAGAGCAAGGCGTTCCGCTCCGCCTCGGGTAACTGTGCAAGTCGCTTGACATAATCGGGGTCATTGTTCATTAAGGCATTGTTGTCAAAAACGCTCGCCGTGATAAAGACTTTACTGCTCCAGTAATTTTTGGTCGTGCCGTCAGGCATAATTACTTTGTCACTAAGCCATATTGTTTCGCCCGGTGTGCCGGCAGTCACAAAATACTGTTTAACCCAGCCGTGGCCAACACCGCCGGGGTTAGCGGTTGACCGCATATACACCTTCGTAGCCTTGCAGTTACCACGATTTCGGGATTTTAAGTAACTGTACTCGTCAAATGTAAACTGCGTTAATTCGTCAAAGCCGATGAAATCGTACTGCTGTCCTTGGTATTTATATTTTTCATTCGTGCGGAATAAAGAGCCGAGCTTAATTTGTGCGTCACTTGAAAAGGTCCACACTCTTGTTGTTGCGTTGTACCTTGCTCCCCTGTCTATTGATGGATAAATCGCCCTTGTTTGGTCAATAATTCGTGCGAGGTCAGGAACAGCTCTTCGCAATATTAGTCCTCTGTATTCGGGGATATTCACCTGTCGAGCCGCCTCAACTACAAGATAGTCAGTCTTACCGCCACCGGCAGCACCGCCGTATAGCATCTCATCTTCGCCACGGCTCAACGCAATTCTCTGCTTTGGCTGAGGAGTCCATATGACTTTCTTACTCAACGCTTTCACCGTCCTGCTCGTCATTTTCGGGCGGTCGCATTACTTCCTGCATCGGGATTTCGATAATGCCGAGAGCGTTCTCTTCGTCCTGTTCCGTTGTATAATCTGCAAGAATATCACGAACATTGAGCAGACTCTTTGAAATTTCCGCTGCACGCTTTGTGTTTACAAGCGTCTTGCGTTTAGCATAATCGTAGCTGTATTCTTCTTCCGCTGTTGCGGTTTTCTCATCTTCGTTCTTTTCGGCTTTAACCGTTACTTTCTTCTTGACGAGCTCCTCGTCCTTGTCAAGCTCATTAACGGCTCTGTTCAGCTTTGTTATGAGCTTAGAGGCAACAGACACAACCCTGTCAATCTCTCTGACGGTTTTCTTCACTTTCTCAGTGTTGATTTTCTCGGCTATTTTGTTTGCCGTTTCACTCTGATTCTGCCGTCTCAGCTCCTGCCAGCGTTCTTTTCCCGACCTTTTTCGTATGGCATACACGCTCACTCCGTGCTTTTCGGCAAGTTTTGAAGCGGACATTGTGCCGCTGATATATTCAGCTTTAATTTGCACCCAGTCAATTGCTTTTTGCTCATTTACTCCGTTTTCGGGTTTCGACACTCCGTTTTTCGGCTCATTCGCTCCGCTTCCCTGTCCTGTCACTTTAACTTTTCCGCTCATCAGCTCACCGCCTTTTTGTACATGTTTCGTGTTTTAATTTTAGCTTTTTTCTTTCGTGCAAAAAAGTTAAAACCTTAACACCAAATTTGTACACTTTTTTCCGAGGGTAATATTGGTATGAAAAACACGGTTTCACCGAAAGGCAAAACCGTGACGAAAGTGAAATTTTTGAATTGATTTAAAATTTTCGCATATTATGTTTTTAAAAGATTGATATTTTACAAATCTTTGCTGATCGTCTGAGCAAGCGGACAGCCTCGCCAACAATAGCTACCGCAAAAATCGTTGAAGTGATTTTCTTTGTCCCTGTCTCTTATACACATCTCCGA